TCCTAAGAAAAGTGTAGGTGATGAACTTTGATTAAATTCAATCAGTTGAACAGAGCTATGTTCAATTTACTAGGCACATCTGTGTATAACTCTAGGCTGGAAGTAGTTAAGACACAGCCATATAATCGTTTAGCTAGAGCTTTGCCAGTAGTATTTGACCAGGAAGGTAAACGGCTGGGAGTTCTGGAGAATGCTGATGAACCTATCTTGGAACAGGAGATTGGGAGTATAGATATTCTGACTTTCGAAATACCATTCAATGACAGCAAGGCTGAGTACATTGAGAATGAGAATATAATCGAATTGGCAGATAGTAGGTACATCATCAGGAGGGTAACTAAGAAGCGTGCAGGAAACGATTTATCCATGGAGGTATATTGTGAAGCAACATGGTACGACCTACAACAGGCAGAGCCTATGAAGATTTGGGAATGGATTAATGCCACACCAGAGGAAATACTACAGGACATGTTGGCAGATACAGATTGGTATACTGGAGTAATTGAGATTACATCTACTAGAAACCTTTCGTTGGAGCAAGGTATGGTCAACCGATTGAAAGGTGTGAAAGAACTACCAGGATTGTTTGATGGAGAACTTTTATTCAATACAAATAACAACACTGTTGACTTTGTAGAGCCAGTAGGTATAGAGTCTGGAGCCTCACTAGTTTACCGCAAGAACATGGATGAAATTGAACATGAATATAGTACAGAAAGTATAACAACTAAGCTGTATTTATATGGTGCTGAAAATATGACAATCAAGGATGCCCATCCAGATGGATTGGATTATATCGAGGATTATGGATTCACCAATAAGACACGAGTAACCATCATGAAGGATGAAAGATTCTCTAATCCATATAATCTGTATGATAAGGGTGTCAATGCATTGAAGGCACTAAGTAAACCAACAGGTTCTTACTTAATCAAGATGTCAGATTTATCCATGATGACAGGATTGAGCCATGAGGAGTTTTTCCTGGGAAATAGTGTTTGGGTATTCGATAAGGAACTTGAAATCAACAAGAGAAACCGTATCATGAAATGGAAATATAATGTCAAACGACCTTGGGATACAGAAGTGGAACTAGAAAGTAAACGTCCAACTTTAAGCGATTTATTATCTGGTATCCAAAAAGGTTCAGGATTCCTGCAGTCAGAAGATTCAGTCAGTAAAGATGAAATGTTAAATCTTAATGTGTTCAACTATTTACTTAATAGTAGAGCAGATGATGGATTCTCATATTGGCAGAATACTGGTTGGGAGATTGACCCAATAAATGGATATTCTGGAAATTCATCCTTCAAGGCTACAGCAGACCCAGGAACTATCAAGGAGCTTACTCAAGCCATATATCCTTCCCACAGAGATTCCTATGCTATTAGCTTTAGAGCTAACACTAATAACATTGGAGTTGGCAGTGGTGGAAGAATAGGAGTCCAGATTAAGGTTAAGTATAAAGATGGAACGGAAGATGAACCAGTGTTTGTATCATTAATCAATTAGGGGTGATCACAAATGAGCTTTACATCAGAGAATAAATTGGTGGAGATAGAAAAAACATCTAAATCAGTTGAATCTGTTGAGATAACTTTAGTGGCAGATGACCTCCAGGAGGGTTCGGTCAACATAACGGATATGATGTTACAAGGTGGTAAAATATCAACTGTTTGGGTATATCATCCTTCTGAGATTAGGTGGTCACATGATGGATAAGGATGAGTTTACACGTTATCTAACTGTCTATAGGCATTACAATGAGAAGTCAGTCGAAGAAGTGGAATTGAAACTTGTAGCAGACAATGTGGAGCGTGGAGAAATTAGGTTGACAGATGTTCAACTTCAGGAAGGTTCGGAAGTTACTGGTACAGTTCCAGCTACACAGGACATCTTAAAACTGGTCAAATTTTCAATCGATGAGACATTCAGTGCTACTAGCCTGGATAATATCTATAACGGCACACAACCAACTGTTTACAACAATATGACGCATAGATTCTTCAATGTCCTGGGGAGAGGGTTCGATACTCTTGCTATACCTAATGTGTATCATGAAAGTGTTCTTAAGGAAATTATAACAACAGGATTAGACCTAACACTAGTTGCCAAGGATGATTATGATTTCTTACGGATATCTACCTTATATGGTGGAACAGTTGAGGAAAGTAGCAAGACCTACAAACAAGATTCCTTGGTTGATAACCCTTTGAACAAGCGTTATACCAGGGAATTTTGCTTTTACGGAGGTAATGCAGGGGATGAGATTAAAATGTTAGCTTCTCAACAGAAAGCCATGGTCAACGGACAAGTGGTTCCCCTTGGAGTTCAACGGTTCGATGTAGGACGAGCAACCTATACCAATAGGCAACGGTTCATGGCATTGCCAGTAGGAGCTACACGAGTAAGAATTGAATTTATGAACTTGTACACAGATGGTAATCAGCAATATATGATTGATGATGGTATAGGGTTCCAAGGTTTAGCAGAGTTCACACAATGGAGTTGGGGAGTGAGTAAATACTAATGAAGTTCATGAGTTGGAGTTTGAATGCACCAAGCAATTATTACTTTGATAATTATATCCAGAAGACAGCTGGAGGTTGGCAAGTAGTTGACCCAGATGCAATTAATAGTTGGTCTGGTTCTCAGAGAAATATGTTTCAGATATTTGAGAAATATCATAATAAAGTACAATCTTTTGGGATGCACGAATTTGGAGTTAATCCAGATGGAACTATATATGACTATATAACTGAGAACCAGGATTCAGGAGAACGTATGGGAGATAGGATTCTCAGCTCAGATAATAACAGCATAGTTCGTTGGGTCAAGCGTTCATTACAATACTTGATGGATACTTATCCTGATGTTAGGTTTGCTATTCAAATGATGAACTTCCAAGGTTCTGGAGAGACAAAGCTAAACCAATTCCTAGATGACACTACCAAGTGGGATACCTGTCTACAGGAGGTAAAACGTATTGCTGAATTATATATTCAGGAAGGTTATCCAATAGCTGATATCGAAGTAGACTTTGAAAGAGCTTCAAGCAGAGATGGAGATGCAGAAAAGTATGCTGATTTCTTAAAAAGGGTGAAAAATGAGATATGTATCCCTCTAGGATTAAGTATGAGAGTTAACATGTATTCCATGACAGGAGATTTTGTTCCGCAGTATTATGGATGGCATGATTACAAAACACTAGCTTCACGAAATGATTACAATGGTAATCAAGCAGTGGATGAATTCCAATTAATGACATATGATTTCGCTTGGGCTGGTTCTGCACCAGGACCAAGTACTCCACAATGGTGGTTAAAAGAGGTTATGGCTCATGCTGTTGATTCATTGCCTCCAGATAAGACTTGGATAGGTAATGCTGGATATGGTAGACGTTGGGGGCTGGATAATCAACAGCGAGGTTACGCAGTTTCCTTCAACGAGATAACAATGTGGCAGAATGGTATGTATATCCATACTCACGGAAACATAGCAGAAGACCAGTGGATATGGCATGACCAAGACTGGCTACCATTCACAGGCTCCAATGACATTAATTCAGGATACCAAATAACTTATCCTCATCTATATGATAAGTTCAGTGTGCCATTTTCAGATACATTAGAAGGGGAAGTTAATCGCACGACCTTTGGAGGATTCGACATAGTAACTAGTTACTTAAAAAGTCAGCAACCTATATTTACTGGCGTCCAAGCAGTTGCAAATAATCCATCAACATCAGGTAATACCAGTGGGCAATATCTCACAGGAGGAGAAGATTCTGCAGGATACCATTTCCCAGGAGCTTACCGTCCTAACAGAGCTCAATATCAATATGATGAACCAACAGCATCATGTGTACCTGTACCAGATGATACAGGGAAGGATGGCAATGCTACCTTTCAGTTCAATATGAGCACAGCAGGAAATTATCGCTTGTTAGCTTTAGTTAACTTCAACACTTTAGATAGTGATACTGTAAATGCTACATTAAATGGTATTATTTTCACGGTTGGAGGAACTAATATTGAGGATTGGTTCCCTTTCTACATTGACAAGTCAGTATGGATTGATGTGGGAGCATTCGACTTCCAAACATCAAACACAATCAATATTGGTATCAGTAAGGGGTATATTTGGGGGTTCGTTGTGTGCGAGAATTTTGACCAGAGATTCTTAGGTGGACAAGTTGGATTCGATAGCAATCTAATTCCATTCAACAAGAGGGATACGCAAGGCAATCCAGTACAAGCGGATATGCCACTGGAAATGACTATCACAGGAGAAATTCTAAGAAGACCTCCAAGACCAGCAATCGTATTTGAAGATATTTTTATCTACATGCTCTCTACTGAAGGAGCAGGATATAACATTACTAATTTGCCATATTACATGACAACACAGGAGTACTGGAATTCTGGTGAGATAGAGCGTTTCCATGAAGGAGACCAAGCGTATGCTTGTACTGATTCCCAGGGGTTCCAAATGATAGGCTTCACAGATGGTGATTGGATTCTGCAGGATGATGGTAGCATTAAAGCAAGTGCCAACACAGGATACTCTAGTCAACTTGTTTTGTATAAGAAATTCAGTGCTAACATGAAGATTAGGGCAGATGTATCAATAATAGGAACCTATCCAAAAGCTGGAATTAGAATGTTAGCCTCCAGAGAGGGTGATGGAAATGAAGGTTATTTAGCATTACTCGATTATCAACAGAATAAGGTTGTCTTTGGATATGAGGATGGAAGTAGTTTTACAGAGCTAACATCAGAATGGATGTCACCACAGTTGCAAGGACTGAAGGGCAGTCGAGTAAGTATATATGCTACAATAATGAACGATAAGGTTTATGTCCAAGTAGGAGACAGAACCTACATTGATGGTTTACTTCTGTCCACACCACCAAACAGTGGAGCTTATGGGGTGTATGTATCAGATGGAACAGTTAACTTGACTATGTTCAATGTATCAACCATTGACAGGCATGAACCNTTAGAGAAGATGCAAGTGGAAGTAGAGGGAATCATATATGATTATGGTGAAATAGACAGAGGATTGAGCTATGATAAGTATGGCTATCTCATATATACTGGATTGAGCGTTCAAGGACTTGCTAGTGATNATNCTGGTGGCAGTGCATCATTAGATTTTGATGAGGATTACAGTAATGTACCATTAGCCAGACATCCATCATGGGTAGGAGCAAAGCAAATAAAGGTAAGAATGGTTGATGCAGGAATTTGGTTCAAGAATCTTTATATAGGAGACTCAGAAGGATACTCTGTGGCATATAATAGTGATTATATAGGGTTCATAGAAACTGTTGCACTAATCAATCAATACAAATTTATGGGAGTAGCTATGTGGACGATGGGGCAAGAAGACCCATTAATCTATACCTATCTACCTGAGGCATAGTCTTAACACAGGAGGAATACCATGAGTGAGGAAGAAAGAGACCAATGGTACACAAACAAGGATTTATTCGAGCAGATAATGGAATTGCAACAAGATATGAAAGAAACTAGGTCTGTTATCAATAAATGCAATGATCTGTACGAAAAGGTAAATTATTTAAAAGTTAGAATTGATCAGGTTGAGTATAGAAGACTTAATAAGACGGATTTTGTAAATTCTATCAGGCAATGGGGTGGGTGGATATTTGCTTTAATCACCCTAATCTTTCTGGCGATTAAGACATTCAATTAAGGAGGTGATGGACATATTCGAAGGTTGCAAGTTCGTTAAGCACATTAATCCAATGGTATCAGGATGGGTGGGATGGATTGAGAATGAGCAAGGTAATATCATTGCTATTATAAAAATGGATGGTAGGATAGAAGAACCTAAATATGAAGAGGAGAATCAGTTATGAAAGATAAACTAAACAAAATAAATAATAAATGGGTACGATTGACAGTATTTATCATTGTATCAATCAACTCTGCATTGATGATGGCAGGTTATGAATTATTGCCATTCGATAATGGTGAAATCGTGATGGGGCTATCTATTGCAGCAATGGTAATCAATGAATTATGGAATCATTGGAAGAACAACAGTTACACTGGTAAGGCAAAACAGGCAGACAATTATCTAGAATCGATTAAGAAAGGAGAAAAATAATGAGTTATAATATAGAGAAAGAAATCATACCAGGATTACCTAATATCCCGTTGACAGCTACCAATATTGTCGTGGCACATGAATCAGGTAATCCTAATAATGTTGGAACAGATGCACTGGATAATGAAGTTGCCTACATGACCAGGAATTGGCGTAATGCTTTCACTTCCCATTGGGTTGGGGATGGGGGTAGAATTATCCAATTAGCACCAACTGGTGTAATGCAATATGGTGCAGGACACATTGCCAATACTATATCTTATGCTCAAGTAGAGTTAGCTAGGACTGACAACAAGGAGCAATTCGAGGAAGATTACAAAGCATATATCTGGATTCTTAGACAACTTGCACAGGAGGCAGGAATACCAGTAACCTTGGATACAGATGATGAAAAAGGTATCAAGTCTCATAAGTGGGTACAGGCAAACTTAGAAGGAACGACTCACACAGACCCATATGCCTACCTTGCAAAATTTGGCGTCTCCAAGGAACAATTCAAGAAGGATGCAAAAGGAGGGGAGCCATCTTCAAACCCATCCACACCCAAATACGACACAAATAAAGTGGTTACGGTTAAGAGCAATGCAGATACCTATGCTACTGGAGAACATATTGCTGATTTTGTCAAGGGTAATGAATATAACGTCCTACAAGATAAGCCAGATAGTGTCCTCCTGGAAGGGATATACTCATGGGTTAAGAAATCAGATATCGAGGAATTTGATTATGAGTATAAAGGTGGTAGCATAGTAGAATATCTGGACAGTATTGGTAAGGATTCCAGCCAGGATAATCGTAAACAATTAGCTAAGAAATATGGTATCAATGGATATAACTTCTCATCTGAAAAGAACCTTGAACTTCTGGATGCAATGAGAAATGGTAAGCCAGTATCCAAACCTGAGATTAATGGTAATGTGGTTCTGAAATATTCAGCCAACACATATGTCACTGGGGAGAATATTCCAGACAAATTCAAAGGTAAAAAATACACGGTGCAGCAAGAGGAAACTAACAAAGTACTATTGAAAGAATTGTATTCTTGGGTACGTAAGTCTGATGTATCTCCTGCAGGAAGAGTCAAGCCAATAGATTATCGTGTAGGTAATCGAGTTAACCTAAGCTCTAATGCTGATACTTATGCCACAGGGGAATCAATTCCTAGTTGGGCTAAGGGTGATAAATACACCATCCAACAAGTTGAATCTAATAAGGTTCTATTGAAAGAATTGTATTCTTGGGTACGTAAAAGTGACCTAAGATAGGGTTAAACTCCACCTAAATTAACTATAGTAAGATAGATACAAGGAGGAGGAGGATATATGTTATATGAAAGTTGGACACAATTTACACCTACTTTCGGAAATGCAAGTTATACTTTAGTGGTAAATGAGGACAGAGGTTCTGAAATACCAGTCACAATACAATGCAATGAGTCCTATACACCAGGTGGTGGTGCATTCGGTATTGATTGGACTATGTATTTGCAACGCTACGAAGACCAAGGTTATGGTAATTATGAATGGACTACTATTGACACACGTGAAGGTTATTGTCATGCTGATAGTTGGTCAAACCGCACATTCACTAATATCGCCCAAAGAGGTAATATGCGTATAGTTCTACATTCTTATACTACTGAGAATTATAGACGTGTTGAATCAACAATATGGGCAGGATGGTAAGAACGTTTCAATACTATAAATAGGCATCATCCCAAGTGGGTGGTGTCTTTTTCTATGCCTGAGACCAATTAATTCCCTCCTGTACAGATATCGGTACTCAGCTTCTTAA